TGCGGCCAGCACCAGAGTTGTTGGGGACGATAAAATACCTGTTCCTAGTTACACCTCACAAGCCCCGATAGCAGATAGCACTTTCCAAACATCAGTTGAAGAATATTTGACCAAAGCCAGCATGTTGGTCAATACTATTATTAATCCTCGGGGTAGAACCATACAAGCAGTTGAATCAAAATTATCTGCACTCGAAAATCAACAATCAATTTCTCAGGCGGCTTATGAAGCAATATCAAACGAATATCAAAATGGTCGTGATGCTTACAACAGTGTGGTTGTTGAAAAAGTTGCTGAGGTTCTAGCCATTTACGATAAACTGCCGGCTAGATACCAACGAATTTTAGACATAGGGGTTACTGCACCAACAAATATCAACAGTCTAGGAAGTTATATTACTAAAACAGGAAAAAGTATTCGTGAAAGACTCCAGGCGTTGTCGACAAAGATTGAAGGGCGCGGTGCCAACGAATAAGCACCCATAAATACCACATGGCACAAACATTCATTGGATTCAACACACAAAAACAATACAAAAAGTTCACTCTCACGGACTTTGAATTGATCAAACGTGATCTCTTAAACGCATTTAATATACGTCAAGGTCAACTACCCGGTCGTCCTGCCTATGGTACCACCTTGTGGGATTTTTTGTTTGAGAACCAACTGGAAGAATTACAAAATAGTATTGTAACAGAGGTACAACGTGTAGCCGGCGGCGACCCACGCATCTATATCAGTGACACACAGGTATTCCCACAAGAGAATGGCATACTGCTTGAAATTGAACTTGCAGTGGTACCAAGCACAGATGCACAAAGGCTGAGTATTTTCTTTGACTTACAACAACGTTCAGCAAGTTACGTATAAACTGAGCAGTTTTTAACATCCATAAATAAACAATAGAGGCTCAGTATAATGGCAAAAACAACTAGACAAACAGCGATATTTGGTGTACAGGATTGGAAACAAATCTATCAAACCTATCGTGAAGCTGACTTTCAAAGTTATGACTTTGAAACTTTGCGTAAAAGTTTTGTCGATTATCTGCGCTTGTACTATCCAGAAACGTTCAATGACTACATTGAATCGTCAGAATACATTGCCTTGCTGGACGTTATCGCGTTCATGGGGCAAGCACTTGCTTTCCGTACAGACCTAAACACTCGCGAAAACTACATGGACACAGCCGAGCGTCGTGACTCGGTTGTGCGCTTGGCCAATCTAGTTAGTTACACGGCCAAGCGCAACATTGCCGCCCAAGGATTGCTCAAAGTATTTTCAGTTACCACAACAGAAAATGTTATAGACTATCAAGGCGTAAATCTGGCAAATTACACAGTAAATTGGGCCGATCAAACCAATCCAGATTGGCAAGAACAATTTACCACAATTATCAATGCCAGTTTGGTAGACACACAAAAAATTGGTCGCCCGGGTAATAAACAAACCCTACTAGGTGTTACTACCAGCGAGTATGGTATCAATCTTGTACCTGGCTACTTGCCAATAGTACCATACACAGCCACCGTGGATGGTGTCAACATGCCCTTTGAGGCCATGACATCAACATCAGCAGGCGCAACTTATCTGTATGAGCCGCCGCCACAGGCCAACCAACCATTCAACATATTGTTCCGCAACGACAGTCTGGGTTTTCAGAGTGCTAACACTGGATACTTTTTTATGTTCAAGCAAGGCGTGCTACAGAACCAAGATTTTAACTTGGCTGAAAAAGTCAGCAATCGCACAGTAAACATCAACATTGAAGGCGTCAACAACGAAGACCGTTGGTTGTTCCAACTTGATAATGTAGGAACAGTCAGTCGCGAGTGGGCCTACACTGAAAATATCTATTCAGCTGGCGCAGAGCAAATAGGTACAACCCTGCGTCCCATCTACTCAGTTACCTCTAGAACTAATGACCAAATTACCATGGTGTTTGGTGATGGTGTATTCTCCGAAATACCAGTGGGTACATTCCGTGCGTATGTTCGTGCTTCAAACGGCTTACAATACATTATCAATCCTGCAGAAATGCAAGCCGTTACTATTCCTATTAGTTACATCAGTCGGTCAGGTAATCTTGAGACAATGACATTTACCTGTGGCATTACCCAACCAGTAAGCAACAGCCAAGCACGTGAAACAATCGATGCCATCAAGCAACGTGCTCCAGCACGTTACTACACACAAGACCGCATGGTCAACGGTGAAGACTACAATCTCTTTCCATACACACAGTACAACTCAATTGTGAAAAGCAAGGCACTGAATCGTGCCAGCATTGGCACAAGTCGTTATCTTGATCTAGTTGACAATACTGGCAAATATTCTAGTACAAATACATTTGGTAGTGATGGCGGCCTATGGGAACAAAATATTCTTCCTACTATTTTGCTTTCGTGGACCAACCGCAATGAAATTGCTGATTTTGTTGGCAACCAGGTGCAACCTGCTATTGCTCAAACAACCATGCGACAGTTTTATTATGAAAACTTTCCTAGAGTTACTGCCACTACATTACCTACATACGGTGGAACCACATGGATAACAGGAGCAAGTTGGACTCAGAGTACCACTTTGGCTAACGAAACTACAGGATATTTTAAAAATGCAGTTTATTCAATTGCTTGGCCTACTGGATCTCCAATCCCAGTTGGATCAACCACAACCACAGCATTCAAATACGTAGCTGTGGGCAGTTTGATTAAGTTTGTACCTCCTGTGGGTTACTATTTTGATCGCAACAACAAATTGCAACAAGGCACGCCAACTTCCGCAGATCAGAAGTTGGAAATTTGGGCAAGTCCTATTAGCATTCAAGGATCTGGATACAACAACGGTCTCGGTAATCTTCCTTCTGGGGCAGGCCCTGTTGCACTCAATAATTTTGTACCCACAGGCGCATTAGTTGACACAATTATTCCGTTGTTTGTTACTGATCTACCTGTGTCTGTAGAACAAAGTATTACTGAACAGATTTTATTAAATCGTAATTTTGGGTTGGGATACGACAACAACGGTGACATCACCGGTACTCCGTATTCATGGTATCTAATTACCAGCACTAATCTAGCACAAGATTCTACCTGGAGCCAAGCCTATGCTGGTAACACATCAGGAACAAATCTAGATGCAAGTTGGCTAATACAATTTGTTGTACAAAATCAAAATTACACAACCACCTTCCGTGGCCTGGCATACTACTTTGGATCAGTGTTACAAACACGTTTCTTCTATTATTCCAATGGTCAAATATATGATAGTCGCACAGGCACAGTAATCAAAGACTTTATCAACGTCTTAGCAGTTAACACCCGACCTGATTCTACAGATCATTTACCTGGTGATATCTATATGACTATTACTGGACAACCGGTCGAAAGTGATGGATATGTTGATGACTTCCAGGTGTTGGTGGGATATCGCGATAGTGACAACGATGGTGTGCCAGATAATCCAGATTTCTTTAATGAAATTGTTGCACCCAATGTTAACTCTACACAAAAATATGTTTACCTGCAAAAAACAGTAGACTTTGATAACTTGCAAAGATATTTGTTAGTAGAGCCTGATGCGGTTGTAAGTGATTACGGCACATATAACGAAATTGAATTACAAAAAACTGCATGGTCACCAGGACAAGTTTTCTATGCTTATACTGATCTAGCATTCTACCAATTGTCTATCAGTGTTACAGGAGCAAGAACATTGGTCGATGTCACTAATGAATGGATTGCCAGAACTGGTCGCCAAGCATTATATTATCAATATCGTCACAACGCTCCGTTGACCACACGCATTGATCCAGGAACCACCAATATTATTGATTTGTATGTTGTGACATTAAGTTATTATACTGCCTATCAAAACTGGATTCGTGACACCACAGGAACTGTTGTAGAACCTGAGGTACCAACCATTGATCAATTGTCAACTGAGTACCAAGGGCTACAAAATTATAAAATGATCAGTGATAACATTATTTTGAATTCAGTTGCGTTCAAACCTCTTTTTGGCCAAAAGGCCGCTCAAGAATTACGTGCCACAATCAAAGTAATTCGTGCGCAAGGATCTACAGCCAGTACAAGTGAAATCAAAAGTAGTGTGGTTGCTTCCATGAACACATACTTCTCGATTGATAAATGGAACTTTGGGGATACATTTTACTTTTCAGAACTTGCGGCTTATTTGCATAGAGAGTTAGGAACAATTATTAGTTCAGTGGTCCTAGTACCGTTGAACAGTCAAAAGTACTTTGGTGATCTGTACGAAATACGCTCAGCACCAAACGAAATATTTGTAAATGGTGCCACAATTAACAATATTGAAGTAATCGAAGCATTGACCAGTACCAACTTGCGTACAGCACCTGGTAGCGGAGTTATTTGATGGCAAACACACGTAGCGTAGATTTTCTTCCTGAAATTTTTCAGACCGATGCCAACAAACAATTTTTGGCCGCCACACTGGATCAATTGATCCAAGAACCTAACTTTAGAAAAACGCAAGGTTTCATTGGTCGCACAGTTGGCGCAGGTGTCAACCCCAACGACAAATATGTGGTCGAACCCACAAAAACTCGAGCCGAATATCAACTTGAGCCAGCAGTTATTAGTCTTGTACCAGACACTAATACTATCAAAAATGCCATTACCTATCCAGGTTTAAATGACGCAGTAAGTTTTCAAGGGGGCAATAGCAACCGTCCAGATAGACTTTACTCAAGTGAATATTATACTTGGGATCCGTTTATTGATTTTGATACATTCATAAACTTTAGTCAATATTATTGGGTACCCGGCGGTCCTGACGCAGTAGATGTTGCGGCCACTGGAATTGCCACCACTGATAATTTTATAGTAACAACCAGTAACAATGCTTATAATTTTTCAGGTGTTATTGGCAGCAATCCCACAATTGAACTGATACGTGGCGGCAGTTATACTTTCCAAGTCTCTGATGAATTTTGGATACAGTCCGCTCCTGGTATTTCGGGCACGATACCTGCCACACCAAACATCAGCAGTAGAGATGTTTATGGCGTGACTAACAATGGAGAAACATCTGGCACAGTAGTTTTTAATGCGCCACTCAAAACAGCACAAAGTTTTTATTATGAAACCTTAACCAGCATTGGTACTATTGATTTAGTAACCGAATTAGCCTACAATGACATCAATGGCCAACCTTTGCTTGAGTTTATTGTTGCCACCGGCGGCATTGACGGAACAACCAATTTAAACAATCGCACGTTGGTCTTTATCAATAATCCTGCACTCACACAAAAATATCAGATAGTTTATGTCACAGTCGATGATGTGATTTATTTGCAATTGTCAGAGTTGGCCACCATCAACAGTCTGGAAAAGTGGATCACCAGTTACGGAACAGTTTACGGCAGTACTCAATGGTACAAAGATTCAGCCGGAGTTATTCGTAGTATTCCATTATTGAGCGCGGTACAAGATACATTATATTATCAGTCTGGTACAAATTCAGAAATTTTTGGTCGAATTGTATTAATTGAGCCAGGTGCCAGTACTGTACTTGATGTTGACACTATCATTGGTCGACAAACATATACCAGTCCTAATGGTGTGGCATTCTCCAATGGTCTTAAAGTAAGATTTACTGGCGATGTGATCCCTGCTAGATACAAATCAGGTACCAGCAGTTTTCAATGTACCGCTACAGAAGCAGGCACAAATTATATCACTTATTATGATGCTGTGCATTTGTATGTGGGACAAGAGGTTGTATTTTTAACACCAACCCTGGGCGGCCTAGAAGCCGGGACAACTTACTATGTAAGATCAATTGCGGCCAACGGTATTAAGTTTACAGTAAGTGCCGTACCTGGTGGTCCAGCAGTGACTTTGCAAGCAGGTACAGGTACTATGAATTCAATTGCTATTAGCAATCATGAATATTATGTAAGTGGTGTAGGTGTTGCCATTGAACTGTTACCAGTTGAAGATTTTGTCATACCAGAAACTTATGTGACTGATTATAACGACAGCACTATTGCGGTGGAACCAACAGATTTGGATTATCTAACAATCAGTCGTGCCAGTAAAGATTTAAATGCATGGTCCAGAAGTAATCGTTGGTTTCATGTTAGTGTACTCAATGCCACTGCCAAATACAACAATACCAATACAAATCTTGACAATAATTTTCGTGCCAAACGCCCAATTATACAGTTCCGTCCTGGTATTCGTTTGTGGAACATGGGCACTCAAGGCAAAGCACCAGTTGATATCATTGACTTCACCGAAACTGATGCACTTTCAAACGTAGAAGGCTCTACCGGGTATACTACCGATGGATATACGCTTGTTGAAGGCTCTCGAGTTATATTCGCCGCGGATATAGATTTAGATGTACGCGATAAAATCTATGTGGTGAGTTTTGCAACACCAGACACTGTGCCACCATTAATCTCACAACCAATTATTGTGTTGACCGAAGCCACTGACGGTGCTGTGCAACTTGATGAATGTACAATTTGTATCAATGGTAACACTTACGCTGGAAAAACATTTTGGTTTGATGGTGATACCTGGATCGAAGCACAACAAAAAACAGCAGTTCAGCAAGCACCGTTGTTTAATGTATATGACGTGGATGGTGTGAGTTTTGGTAATCGAGTAAAATATCAATCTAGTGATTTTTCTGGATCAAAACTATTCAGTTATGCTGTGGGCGATACTACCATCCTTGATCCAGTATTGCAATTCCCATTGCAATATCTAAACATCAACAACGTTGGTGATATTGTGTTTGACAACAATTTGTATGTTGACACTTTTACATACACTATAGATAATGTTAGTACTACTACACCTATCAGTTCAGGCGCTGCCAGAGAATATTATACTAGACTTGAATACAACAAGTTAATTGGTTGGCAGACTGCTGTGGTTGAACAGCAAATTTACCAACAATTTAAATTTACCTACACAGGACAACCACTAAAACTTGATATTGCAGTGAACTCGCAAACATCAATTGCAGTACCTGTGATCAAAATCTATATTGGCAGTGTGTTTATTGAACCCAGCATGTATACCTATACTGTCAGTACTGATGGCACAATTATCACACTGACTGACACTTATTTGCCCACAGACGTTATTGAAGTGTTGGCACTCAGTGACCAAACTAGTAGCGTGGGATTTTACCAGGTAGCAAACAACCTACAAAGCAATCCTCTCAATGCCAACAGTCCAGCATTTACCCTGGGTACCATACGTACTCATTATGAGAGCATTTGTGAAAACTTAATAGACTTAACTGGGCCTATCAACGGCTCAAACAACAGTCGTGATCTTGGCAATATTATTCCTTACGGATTAGAAATCTTACAACAAAGTAGCCCGCTAACTCTAGCCGGCTATTTCATGCGCAGTCCTAATTACAATATATTTGCATCCTTGCAGTACAACAGCCGTGAGTATATTAAATTCAAAGCACAAATGCTAGATGCAGTATTGACACAAAACAATATTGCATTCAAAACCACAGCCACTATTCTTGATCAGGCCATAGCAGATATTACATTAGGAAAATTAGACACTCAGCCATTCTATTGGGGAGACATGATCCCACAAGGCGTTACTACCTATAGTAATACCTATACTGTGAGCTTCACTACTACCAATACTTTTGATACCGTACAAGTTTACAATTACACCTCAGCCAACTATCTTGGACTTTGTGTATACATCAACGATATAATTCTGACTCGCGATCGAGATTATGTTGTGGCCACCAATGGACCAAGAATTACAATTACTGCAACTCTTGAAATTGGGGATACAGTTACCGTCAATGAATACAGTGCCACTTACGGAAGTTTTGTACCAAATACCCCTAGCAAGATGGGGTTGTATCCTGCTTGGCAACCTGAAATTACTACCCTTGTGACCAGCAATGGCACAGGCGAGTTTATTATTGGACACGATGGCAGTGAGACTCCAGTATTTGGAGACATCCGTGATCAGGTGTTGTTGGAATTTGAAACTAGAATTTATAGCAATATAAAACAAGACGGCAATCCAGTGCCACTCACTGTAGAAGATGTGTTGCCTGGCCAGTTCCGCAACACAGGATACACCTTTACAGAAATTAATAATATATTTGCCGGAGACTTGTTGAGTTATTGCGCCTGGAACAAACTAGATTATAAAAATCAAACGTTCAGTGCTACCAATGAATTTACATGGAACTATAGCAACACTACCAACAAACTTAATAATGAAAATTTACTAGGTGCCTGGCGTGGCATCTATCGATATTTTTACGATACCCAACAACCCAGTTATACTCCTTGGGAGATGTTAGGACTCACAACCGAGCCCACCTGGTGGCAAGATCGTTATGGTCCAGCACCTTACACCGCAGACAATTTGGTACTATGGGATGACCTAGCCGCTGGTCTTGTAGCGGACCCTATTGTTCCTTATTATAAACCTAAATATGCAAGACCGGGGTTAACTTCAGTAATTCCTACAGGCAGTGAAGGCGAATTATTGAGCCCGCAAAACAGTGTGGTAGGTGGGGTACCGTTCAATCAAAACATCAGTTCAAGATATCAAAAGAGTTGGGCAATTGGCGATGGTGGCCCAGTTGAAGCATCTTGGTGGAACAGTTCTGCGTACCCATTCTCAGTAATGCATGTGTTGGCAGTTACTCGTCCAGCAAAATTCTTTGCTTTATTTGCTGATAGAGATTTGTATAAATTTGATACAGACTACAATCAATATCTTTATAATGGTCGCTATAGACTAGATGCCAACGGCATTGAAGTATATGGTAATGGCGTCAGCAAAGCCAGTTACATCAATTGGATTGTGGATTATAATAGACAAACTGGTATCAATTCAACAGACTTGTTGACCGCTGACCTTGGCGCACTAGATGTTAGACTATGCTATCGCATGGCCAGTTACTCGGACAAACAGTATATTAAATTAATTACTGAAAAGTCTAGTCCCAACAGTACCAACACCACGTTGACAATCCCTGATGAAAGTTACAACATTTTATTGTACAAAAATCAGCCATTTGATCAGATCAAATATAGTAGTGTGGCGGTGCAAAAAGTTGATGGCGGCGGCTATGCAGTATTTGGATACGGCACATCACAACCATACTTTGAAATACTACAAAGTCAAGCAGTAGGCAAACTGCAAGAATACAGTGCAGGCGGAATAACAGTACGTGTGCCGACTTTTTATTCTGACAATGTAACCCAGGTACCGTATGGATTTGTGTTTGTTAACGAAACTGCGGTAAGTGATTTTTTGCTAAGTTACGGCAAGTTATTAGAAAAGCAAGGTTTAACATTTACTGACACGGCCAATGGATATGTATTAGATTGGTCTAGAATGGTTACAGAATTTTTGTACTGGAGTCAACAAGGCTGGAGTACAAATGCCATTATCAATTTGAATCCATTGGCGGGTGGTCTCACCGTTACTCGTCCCGGCGCTGTAGTTGATGGTATCGTAACGGAAACAACAGAAAATCTACTGCTAGACCAAAACTCAAATGAATTGCCCACACGTTCATTGAATGTGATTCGACTAGGTAACACTTTTACCATACAACCACTTACTACACAAACTATCAGTTATGTGAATTTGCGATTTACCAATTATGAACACATGATTGTGTTAGACAATCAAAGTGTGTTTGGCGATTTAATTTACAATCCTACCACAGGTGCAAGACAAAGTAGATTAACCTTGGTGGCAGTAACTACTAGCGACTGGAATGGAAGTGTAGATACACCTGGTTTTGTCTTGAATCAAAACAACGTGGAAGAATGGACAGGATTAAAAACTTACCCCAAAGGACAAATTGTCAAATACAAGAATGTATATTGGCAGGCTCTTACTATTGTTCAACCCAGTGAAAAATTTAATTTTAATGCATGGGCGCAAAGTAACTATAACCAAATTGATCTGGGATTGTTGCCTAACTTGGCCAACAAGGCTGATCAGTTGATGAATAGTTATAACATCAACACCGCAAACATTGAAACTGACAATGATTTATTGGCCTATGGATTAATTGGATTTAAACCACGACAATATTTGGCAGCCCTAAATCTCGATGACGTGAGTCAAGTGAACGTATATCGTCAATTTCTGGGTACCAAAGGTACTATATTGGCCGCAGATCTTTTCAAAGCAGCCAACCTAGGCAAAGAAGCCGCTGACTACTCAATCTATGAAAACTGGGCAGTACAACGTGCAGTATATGGCGCCAATGCTAACCGCAGTTTCTTTGAATTAAGATTGAATCGTGCATTGTTGAGTAGCAACCCTAGTTTGGTACAAGTTGTAGTACCGCAACAACAGAGCGAAGCAGATCAAACTATTTTCTTAACAGATATCTGGCGCTCAAGTTATAATCTTACCAGCACTGAGATTCTTCCTACCACAACTGAATTACCAACAGACACTGGTTTACCTTCGGCAGGATATGTCAGTCTCAATGACACAGACATCACAGTATTTGATATTACAAATACAAGTAGCCTAGCAGCCAACATAGATCAAATTGAAGTAGGCACAAGCATTTGGGTTGCTAAAATTAATGATTATGACTGGGGGATCTATCGTGCGCAAGCGGTACCTGGCCAGATCCAACACGTTTGTGACAATTTAAATGGTACAAGCCGTGTGATTTTTAACGATCAGCATGGCCTGGCAGTTGGCGACAAATTGATTATCAAATTCTTTGATACTGAAATAAACGGTGTATACCAAGTGCTCAGTGTACCGTCTCTTGACACTGTAAACATTGCATTTGCATTTACTAGCAATCGTTCAGTAGCCAATGGAACTGGCATTGGTTTTACACTTCAAACTATGCGTGTGGCTCAAGCCAGTGATGTTGATACCTTGCCATATGCTTTGAATATTTTACCTGGTGCTAAAGTTTGGGTAGACGACAACGGCAGCGGGCTTTGGGAAGTACTGCAAAAGAACAATGTATTTTCAAGTATTATTGCACTGAATCCAGTATTACTTGATGCCAACGAACAATATGGTGCCAGTGTAACACAGGCTAGAAATAAACTTGCTGCCTTGGTGGGCAGTCCACGTTATGGTTTTGCCAGTGGCACTGCTAAAGGTGCGGTATATGTTTATGTTAAAGGATACAGCGACCAATACACACCCGTGAGCCCATTGGGAACCGGCGATGCAATCTTAACCCTAGATGGTACAGGTGTACGTGGTTATGGTAATGCTGTGGATTTTGGTAATCAAACATGGGCAGTGGCTGGGGCTAGTGCCAGTTTAGGACCAGGCAGCCAGGCTAATAACGGCTATGCTTGTGTGATCTATCGTGACCCAGTGTTAGGTGTACCTGGGTCTATTCCATATGGCCAGTGGCAGTTGCTCACACAACCAGGCACAACTACATCAACCACTCCAGGCGCTGGTGAGTTTGGTTATAGTGTGGCCATGAGCCTTGATGAACGTTGGATGTACATCGGCGCCCCGGGCTTGAATAATGTCCATGCCTATGGTTATGTTGATTGGCAAGAACAACTTATCAGAACCACTGCTGATGGAACAACACAATCTTTTGGTATTGATAATACCATACAAATCAATAGTAAATATCAAATCAAAGTGACCTTGAATGGACAAGTACAAACAGTTGATGTTGATTACACAGTTAGCAGTGATTTTAGCACCGTTACTTTGACAAACAATCCAGGTGTGGCCACAGCAGGAAGTTTTGTGTCTGGTCAGACATACACTATTCTAAGTGTGGGAAGCACTGACTTTGTTGCTATTGGCGCTAGTTCAAACACAGTAGGCGTGGAATTTATTGCTACTGGTACAGGGACAGGGACAGGTACTGCACTAGCACCAACTCTAATTGAATTTGCACGTTACAACAGTTTCCAAATTCCATACACTGCATCAACATACAATCTCAATAATGATGTCAACGCTGACGGTCGAAGAGTCAGTTTGTTCACTGCCACAAACATTTACTCATTCAGTATCAAAGTAAATGAAGTGTTATTGCGTCCCAATATTGATTACACGTTTGCTGGTACCACAGTGACCTTTACTGGGTCCTACAGTCTATCGGATATCATTGTAGTCAATGCCAAAGGATATTTTGAGTATGTAGATACAATTGATTCGGGCATGGTCACAGGCGGCCTAACCGCTGGAGATAGATTTGGACATTCTGTTTCGTGTACTACAGATGGTCGCCAAGTATTGATTGGCACACCTGATCGCACTATTGATGGCAAAGTACAAGCAGGCACAGTTTATGTGTTTGATCGTAATGTACAAAAATTTATTTGTGGCACAGATTCTACTAGCACAAGTTTTACAGTATTAGGTGGTGCGCCAACTGCACCGGTGAGTGTGATTGTTAATAATCAATTCTATATCAATCAAACCAATAGCGTAATTGATGCCACTGATTCATTTACGGTGTCTGGAGACACTGTTGTAATTTCTGGCAATTTGCAAATTGGTGACATAGTTGAAATTGAAACCAACCAATTCCAACAAGTACAAGAAGTTGACCAACATGTGTCCGCAGAGTTTAGCAACTTTGGTCAAGCGGTAGATATCTGTGCTAATAATTGTAGTCTATATGTGGGTGAGCCACAAAGCAGCCAACAAATATTCAAAGGTGGTGTGGTTGAACGTTTTGTAAATCAGAGTCGTATATATGGTACCATTACTGCTACAGTGGCCAACCCCACACTCACAGCCGGCAACACAATCAGAATCAACAACATAGATGTTGTAGTTCCGGTTGCCGCAACGCTGGCAAGTTTAGCCAGTGCAATTAATACCGCAGTGCCAAACGTGTTGGCCACAGTCAGCACCACAGGATACCTTACAATCAGCGTTAAGAATTCTGCGGCTGCCGCACCATTCAACAAGGTACAAGTAGCGCCGGGCTCAGTAGGCACGACATTTGCTGATCTAGGATTTGAAACCTTTGCTTGGACACAAACAATCACCAGCCCATACCCTGTACAGTATGCAGGATTTGGCAGCGCCATCAGTATCAATGACTCAGCAGTGAACTTGGTTGTTGGTGCACCACAAGGTACAATATATCTTGAAACAATATTTGATGATGGCACCACAATATTTGATGCTGGTAGTACTACATTCTTCTCAGTAATTGTACAAAGCGGTGCAATTTACACATTCGATTACTTGCCAAGCAGTTCATTGACTATAACCAATCCTGGCAAATTTGTATTTGGGCAACAAATTAATAACAATCAAATAAGATCATACGACACTTTCGGAGCCGCAGTAAACTACACCTCTGGTGTGTTAATGATAGGTGCTCCCAAAAATGATGCTGGCGACAGTGACGCAAACTTTGGCGCCGTGTTTGTGTTTGAAAATCCTTCAGACTCACCTGCTTGGTCAGTGGCACAGATTCAACAACCCACAGTTGATATTCGATTGTTAAATTCTGTATTTTTGTATGATAGAATTACAAGTGCTCGAACAGAGTTCTTGGACTTTATCAACCCACTCCAAGGCAAGATATTGGGTGCATCTCGTGCCAATATTGATTACATTGGCGCAGTAGATCCTGCCGCATACAATACTGGTCCTGCAAATCTTAAAGGCACCACATGGTTTGCAAACCATGTGGGGGAAATCTGGTGGGATACTAGCACGGTAAGATTTATTGATCCCAATCAGGACTCAATTGTTTACGCCAGTCGACGTTGGGCACAAGTATTCCCGGGTAGCGTAGTTGATGTGTATCAATGGGTACAAAGTACAACTCCTCCTGCATCTTATACTGGTGAAGGAACGCCATTAAACACAGTATCTTATACTATTAATACAAATCTTTCACAAGATGGAACATTCGCTACCTATTACTATTTCTGGGTACGTGGCATCACAGTGACGGCAACTCAATTGGGCAAAACATTACCAGCAAGTACCGTTGCATCTTATATCGCTGACCCCAAAGCCAGTGGCATTCCTTACATGGCTCCAATAAATGCCAGCACAATTGCATTATACAACAGCGCCGATTACATTTCTGCTAGTGATACTGTTATCAGTATTGAATACGATCGAGAATATACTGACGACAACGTACACGTTGAATATGAATTGATTCCACAAGACCGTGCTGATGGTTTCTTGAGCGATAGTCTGTATCGCAAGTTACAAGATAGTTTCTGTGGCGTAGATACATTTGGTAACAAAGTGCCGGATCCTAATCTCAGCCCTGCAGAACGTTACGGAGTACAGTTCCGTCCACGCCAATCAATGTTTGTGGATCGTTTTACGGCGTTAAAAAATTACCTAAAACGTGTAAATGCAGTATTGGCTCAATATCCTATTAGCGAAAGCAGAAGTTTTACTTTGCTCAACAGCAATGAGCCAATTCCGCCACAGACTGAAATTGTAAATGGTACCACAGTAACCAATTGGAATCTGCAAGTGGCTAATTTAGAAATATTAGGATTCCAAACCCCATTCTGGTCTAATCCAAGTGGATCAATCCCATTGGGCTACAAATATCTTGTGACTACTGACAGCAGTCAACGCGGTTTATGGACAGTTTATACAGTAGTCGAAAGCGATATCACTCCTGGCACAAGAGTGCTGAAGTTAACTCGTGTTCAAGGATACAATACCCCCGACTACTGGAGTTACATTAACTGGTATCTCCCAGGCTATAACCCCAGTACCAAAGTAGTAGCCGAAGTGTCTACATACTCAGCATTGTCTACACTTAGTGTGATTGTTGGTAGCAGTGTCAAAGTCACTGCTAATGCACAAGGTAAATTTGAAATATATTTGAAAACTGATCTAGGTTGGGAACGAGTTGGATTACAAGATGGTACCATTGAATTTTCTGCGGATCTTTGGGATTATGCAATAGGACGTTTTGGATTTGACGTTGAGGTATTTGATGCACAATATTTTGATCAAGAACCAGTGATAGAAACAAGAAAAATCATTCAAGCCATCAATGAAGAATTGTTAATAGATGATTTAGCAATTCAACGTAACAAAGCCTTGGTATTGATATTTAATTTTGTATTGAGTGAATTTTCTGCACCTGAGTGGTTGGTCAAGACCAGTTTAATCGACGTAGACCATAAAATTCGTCAGTTGATTCCTTATCAAAATTATGTTCGTGACAATCAAGAATTTGTTAGCGACTATATTCAAGAGGTTAAACCATACCATGTTAGTGTGCGAGAATTCAATCTGAGGTACGACGGATTCGATGAATTCTTTGGAGATCTAACTGACTTTGATTTGCCAGCATATTATAATACCTCTTTAGAAATACCTAAATTTACAAGTCCAATCTTGTTGCCATATGATCATGGTACTGCGTTCAATTCTGGAACCAATACACAAAGTGATTTGCCGGCGACTAGTTCAGTATGGTCCTCATGGCCATACAATCAATGGTACAGCAATTATTTGTTGGTGTTAAGCAGTGTAGAAATCATTGACGGTGGCTCAGCATATACTGAACCACCAGTGGTCATAATCACAGGCGATGCATTACAACCAGCAGAAGCCACGGCAGTAATTAGTAGTTTGGGTCGAGTAGTAGCCGTAAATGTTACTAACCCTGGATCGGGATACAGCCAAACTCCCACAATTACCTTTGATGGCGGCAACGGCGTCGCGGCCCGTGCGTATGCTAGAATGACTAATGATCTTGTGCGCAGTTTCCGCACAGTGATCAAGTACGACCGTTTTCAGTATTTCAGTAATATTTTGACCTGGAATCCAAATAGTACTTACATTTCGGGCACGTTGGTACGTTATGAAAATCGTGTCTGGCAGGCCACACCCTCTGACTCAACTGAAGTTGTTGGACCTAATTTTAATCTTGAAGACTGGACCGTAGTACCGGCTAGGACATTAACTGGTGTTGATCGTACCATGGGATACTATGTACCAGGAGTTAACCAACCTGGCCTTGAGTTGCCGTTGTTGATTGACGGAGTCGATTACCCAGGAGTACAAGTGTATGGTGATTACTTCCTGCGCGATCCATTAACTATAGACACCAATTATTCCAGTGAGTTTACAGACACAACACTGGGAGACTTGCCTACAGATATTAACGTAGATGGTGGTGAGTTTATAGGACTTTATGAAGGTCATGCTCCTGAAGAATTAGTAAACGGTGCAGAATTTGACACCCTTGATTTCCGTGTGTACACACGCCCTGGTGCAGATTGGAACAGGGACGGACACGGATTCCAATGGAGCAGTGTTCGTTATACATATAATCCTGTGATAGAAACAGCATATAGTTGGGCCGGAATAACCGATCACCCAATACAGGTGTTGGTCAGCAATATTACCACCGGTAGCGATCTTGCACCTGGTACAAATTATACTGTTGATTGGATCAATCAAACAGTTACATTGATAACACAGGCGCCAGCAGTTAATATTGGTGATCAATTCCAAATCAATGTGTTTGAATTAGGTGGTGGCAGTCAATTGTATCGTGCCAACTATATTGGTAGCGACCTTGGAGAAACGGTAGTAATCCCAGTAGGATCAACAGAAATTACCAGCATTGCAGTATTTGTAAATGGTGCCAATGTTGATAGCGTTACCTGGAGTCCTTATGTTGCTAGTACTGATTGGAGTATATTAAACAGTTATAACAAACTAGATGTTGTCAACAACAGCGGCAATTACTACAGAGCATTACAAGATGTGCCAATTGGCACAAACATAACCAATGTATTATATTGGTTTGAATTTGTACCAACTTCACAAAGTCTAGTAGATTTTGGAACTGACTATGGTTCTACAGATGGCATTGCCATGGTAGTATTTGGTACATGTACAATTGATGCTGGTTACTTTGTAATTGGCAAGTCCTATACCATTACTAACATTGGTACAACCAATTGGACTGCTATTGGTGCTGTGTCAAACACGCTGGGAGTTAGTTTTACAGCCACCGGAATTGGGTCAGGAACAGGACAAGCAAGCACTTTATACTCGTGGAGCACACCACAGGTGCAATATCAAGTGGCCGATAGCGATCTTGTGTCTAATCGAATTATCTATTTGACCAATAGTGTACAAGGCACCAATCCGGCCAATGTTGTGGTCACACGCGACGGATTGAGATTACAACCATCAGAAGGTATTGAATGGATTGGTGATGATTCTAGTGTGAGTTTTGGGCTACCACAACGCGGAGGATACAGTCAATCCACTATCAATGCACCTTCAGACATCATGGTGTGGGTCGATAATATTTTACAAACACAAAGTGTTGGTCCCACTACGGGTAACTACAGTGTGACGGCCTGGACCGGCAGTAACACTCCTGGCCGCCAGGTGATATTTACAACGCCGCCTCCTAGTGGTGCAAGAATTTTAATTGCTGTAAGTACTGCTGCCGATTACGTAATTGTTGCTAATCAATTGCAAATTTCAGCCACAATAACCTTGGGACAAGTAATCGCTGTAACTACCTGGAATGATACCTCTCAATTGTGGCCATTGACTTTGGTGTTTAAAGGTCCAATTACAGAAAGTGTAACTGTTGCAGAAGGGTACGACGAAACCAACTATTCTCCTGACACTACAAACAATGCTCCAGGATCTTTTGACTATTCTGCAGGAAACACAATATATACAAACAATTTCTATCTAGAAAGAAACATAAACAGCGCCAGCAGACTTTGGGTTACATTAAACGGTTCTAGACTATTTGAGGGCCAGGATTATACTGTAAGTGGTGATTACTTGATACTGGCCAGCGGAGTAATTGGAGTTAGCGATGTTTTGGTTGTTGAAGCATTTACCAACAGCATTGTACCCGAAGCAATGGCATTCCGCATATTTCAAGACATGCGCGGTGTGCAAGCCACCTATAGAATAACCGAAGCTACGACTACCACACTAGCACAAGATTTGTCAAGTACTGCAAAGATTGCTTATGTTGCAGATGCATGGGCCTTGAGTGATCCAAACCTGGCTGCTGGAATCTTTGGTATAGTCACAATTGATGGCGAACGTATTATGTATCGTGAGCGTGATACTATAGCAAACACCATTTCGGGACTCATACGTGGCACAGCAGGCACGGCAGCGGCAACTCATAACACTGGGACCAGTGTATACGATATGGGCCGCGGTAATTTGTTACCCACACAGTTCCAGGATTACACTGTAAGCGATTCTAGTATGGGCGATGCCAGCACCACAATATTCTATGCACCTAGTATTGCATTTGCTGATTTTGCAGACTCCACAGTTGAAGTTGATGCAATTGAAGTCTATGTTGGCGGAATACGACAGTACGCAATTAGCGATACCACTGCCGATAGCACTTATCGTTGGTTTGTAACAGACTTTGATCCACTTGCGGTGGAGTTTGATATAGCACCCGCCGCAGGCTCAGAAGTTACAATTTTGGTACGTCAAGGAGTCACTTGGTACGCACCAGGAGTAAACACAGCCAGCAACGGCATTGCACTGCAAGATACCAATACCCAAGCCGCAAGGTTCTTGCGCGGGTTATAATCAAGGTAAATAAAAGACCATGTCAAATACACAGCAAAATCAAACAGTTGAGCCCAAAAAAGAGCAAATGCCCAGCAAACCCAACGAAACTGGCACCGTTAATGTACAAGGGTATTTCAGAGTGTTTGACCCAACGACTCAAAAAACTTACGTGGAGGGACGAGCATGATAACCCCGGGACTGGCAAAAATCACTGGGCATGTCAAAATTCATGACCCCGCAAGCGGCGAAATATTCTACAACGATCACAATGCCATTCACTATGAGAACATTTCTGTGGCCATGGCACAGAGTCTGAGCGATCGTAACTTGGGTTATATCTATCAGATGGCATTTGGCAACGGTGGCAGTTCAGTAGACCCCACTGGAGTTATTACGTATTTGCCCCCAAATACCACAGGACAAAGTGCATCACTTTACAATCAAACTTACCAAAAGGTAGTTGATGACAATTCAGCCGCAGACACAGACCCAGAAAACAACCGAATGACGGTATTACACACAGCCGGAAATGCTTATACTGATATTCTAGTGACTTGTTTGTTGGACTACGGTGAGCCAGCAGAACAGCAGGCATTTGATAACTCAACCAATTACAATGGTGAATACGTATTTGATGAATTAGGACTCAAAACGTGGAATGGGTCTGCTGATAATTTGCGCTTGATTACACATGTGATCTTTCACCCGGTGCAAAAGAGTTTGAACCGTCAAATTCAAATCGATTATACGCTTAGAATACAGACCCTAAGTAACATCAATGCTGTATAAATATAGGAACAGGTAACCCAAATGGCATATACAATTAATCTTACTAATGGCAATGTTTTTGCTACCATAACAGATGGCACGTACAATCAAAGCAGTAGCGTGACCTTGGTGGGTAAAAATTATGCTGGGTACGGTGAATTCTTAGACGAAAACTTTATCCAAATGCTGGAAAATTTTTCCAACAGCACGTCACCGACCTCTCCATTAAATGGTCAACTTTGGTGGGATAGTACCAATAACTTATTAAAAGTCTATAGTTATGGATCTGCGTATCCGGGCACCGCGCAATGGAAACCTTTGGCCCTCTCTACATCAAGTTCATCGGCCCCAACCAATCCAGTTACCGGCGAGTTATGGTACGACACTACAAACCAGCAGGTAAAAGTTTATACTGGCAGCAGTTTTATTGTGGTTGGCCCAGCCTACTCTAGTAGTCAAGGCACAACAGGTGCTATTCCTGAAACAATCAATGACACTTCGGCTACACCACACTACGTCACTACGCTTTATTCTAACAGCGTAAGAGTTGCTATTTTCAGTAGCGATGCTGACTTCAGTGCTGCCGCACCTGTTTCAACCTTATTCCCTACAGTCTACAAAGGTGTAACATTTAGCAATGCTACTGGCACCAACATGGCCGGTAATCTTGTGAGTTCTGGCAACTTGGTCGTGACCACAGGCGGCACTACTAGAGCCATCTTTACCACTAGTGGCGCCAACATCAGTGGATACGGAAATGTAACTGGCAACATCACCGGTGGCAATATTTTAACTGTTGGTCAAGTATCAGCAACTGGTAATGTTACTGGTGCAAACTTTATTGGTAATGTGATCAGCCCTGCTGGTAGTAATGTTAATACCACCGGTAACATCACTGGTGGTAATATTTTAACAGGTGGCTTGATTTCAGCAACCGGTAACATCACTGGCAACTACATTAATGGTAACGGTTATTTCCTGTCGGGTATTATTACATCGGTTGCCAACATCAATAACGGTACTTCAAACGTAAACATTGCCTCTACAGGCGCCAACATAACTGTAAGCGTTAACGGTACTTCAAACGTAGCAGTATTTGCTACCACAGGTGAATATGTAACTGGCGTTATTAGTGCCACTGGCAACATCACTGGTAATTATATCTATGGTAATGGTTCAACACTGTCTGGAATCAGCGCCGCAGCCAGTGCTACCAAAGTTGAAAACGGAACATCAAACATACAGTTTACCGGTTCTGGCGGAAGCGCAACAATCAACATCGGTGGAACTTCAAACGTGGTTGTGATTGACACAACCACTTTATTTGCCAACGTGGCCAACGTGCAAAGTATTGCCAAAGGCGGCACAAATGCTGTGGGCAACATTGGTAGTCCATCAGGATATTTCAATAACATGTATGCTGTTACTTACACAGGAACAACTGCCAACGTGAGTGGTAACGTGAGTGCTGGTAATATTGTTAACAACAACGCAAACGGTGTTGGCAATATTGGTTCAGCAAGCACCTATTTTAACAGAGTATTTGCTCAGGCAACCACAGCACTTTACGCTGACGTTGCAGAACGCTTTGCCGCAGATGAAGTGCTAGAAGCAGGCACAGTGGTTGAATTGGGCGGCACAGCAGAAATTACCAGATCGCTCACAGAATTAAGTGAAAACGTGCTTGGCGTGATAAGTACTAGAGCGGCATACTTGATGAATGGTGGTGCCGGCGAAAATGACACACATCCTCCAGTTGCAATGACCGGACGTGTCCCAGTTAAAGTGGTTGGCATTGTACACAAAGGTGACAGATTGGTTTCAGCAGGAGCAGGCATTGCCAGAGCGGCCCAGCCAGGAGAAGCCACATCATTCAATGTAATTGGACGAAGTCTGGTTGACAAGATCACCCCAGAATCAAGTACAATTGAAGCAATTGTGACCATCAAGAACTAATAGGAAACAGAAATGACATACTCAAGTGCAGGACTAATACAAGCGGCAGATTTTAATGGATTTGTTGGACCCACTGCCAATGGCGGCACTGCTGGAGCCAACTTAAATGATATTTGGGGAGTCGGCGCCACCGACAAAGGTTGGGGACAAACAGCAGTGGCAAATCCCTCAGCCGCCAGTACAGTCACAGCCACACAATGGGCCAGCCTGGTCAACAACCTGGCCACATCAGGAACTCAAACCAATACCACACTCACATCAAGATCGGCACCCACTGCAGGTCAAACAATTGGTATTTTGGCAGCACTCAATGCTGACTTGACCAGTGTCACTACCAACCGTGGCAACGCCGCTGCCTCGGGTACCGAATATGGTACATTTGACGGCACCACAAGCAAAAACAACGCTACTGGTTCAGGGCAGGCCGCCTGGACCATTACGTTTACACACACTGTGACTTTTCCTTCAGCCGACCAAGCAAGATATTTCTGGAACGCAGGTGGCATTGTGCGCATCAAGTACGGCAAGAGTTCCACAGGAACCGACTCAGATCCAGATTGGAACACTTTTGCTGGACAGTGCGGCACAATCAACCTCACTGGTCGTGTGAATTCAGCGGCCCAGACCATTGCAGGTCAAAGTTACACAGGAACCACACGTCTCAGCGGCACAGGTGGAACGCAAACCACTCTCGCTACCACAACAGGATGGTACCAACTTACCGGCACACCTGCTACTATATTCCAATTAAACAATGCCACCGCTCCATATTCAGGCGAGTACATCCGTACCACAGCCACAGCCACAAGTACCACAGTGTTGACCTTGGTCACAACCTGGGTCAGTGATGGATCATCGGGTGCAGGTACCACTGCTGACATTTCAGGCGGTACAGGAACCGCCAGCCCCTCAACCACTATTGTAGGCTCGGCACCCACAACCTTGGTCACATACCTTCCACCAAGTTCGACATTGACCAATTCGTGGGGCACACCCTCTATTGGTGTTGTTACTGCCTAATCGGTTAAACTCCTGCTCAAGAGGTAGACTTCTACCTCTTTTTCTTGTATAATAAATCTATGGAAACTGAAAAACTTGTGGCCCACGCACGGGCTAGATTTGATCATGCGGCCGCTAGACGCACCCTAAAAGAAAAGTACGAAGCCCGAATGCTGTTTGCTCATGCAGGAGGCATGTGGCGTGCCGGTCCTGAACTACAATGTGTGTTGTTGGCCTGTGCTCAAGACAAAGATGTTGTGCTACTAGACCTGTATGAAACTCCTGTGCGTGTGAATGTACCTGAGTTGTTTGCAAAATCACACGAACGCTGGCAAGAACAAATGAACGCCTGGCGTGTGGAACATGAAAACCTTAACAAGAACCGATGACTACGGGCGCCTTAATATTTGCTTTTAACAATGAACAAACCGACTACGTTGCTATGGCTGAGTGGAGTGCTAGAAACATTCGTAGGTGGCTCAACATTCCCACTGCCATCGTCACAGACATTAATCCAAAAGATTCGCGACTCGCAGGATTCGATCAAGTTATTCCGGCAACGGCAAGTGCAGGAGGAACACGTTGGTTTGCGGATTATCAGGCAACTGTTACATGGCACAACGCAGGTAGAACTGATGCCTACGCTCTATCTCCATGGGATCAAACCCTAGTACTAGATGCTGATTATGTTGTGGCCAGTGATCAGTTAAAGGCAGTATTAAACAGCCGTCAAGAGTTTTTGGCACATGCTCATGCATATGATATCACAGGGCAAGACAACTTTGCGGGCCTCAATGAATACGGTGAATATCACATGCCCATGTCATGGGCCACAGTGATGATGTTTAGACGCGGTGACCATGCTGAATTGATATTTGATTGTATGAAAATGATACGGAACAACTGGCGTCACTACAAAAATTTGTACAAGATCTCCAGTTCGACCTATCGCAATGATTACGCACTGAGTATTGCACTTGGTATTGTGAATGGACAAACACTAGAGTATAAATCAATACCCTGGGCCCTGGCCAGCGTCACCCCTGAGCATACTGTGACCAGAATCAGCAAAGATTGTTATAAAATAGATTACCAGGACCAAGACCGACGCCCACGCTGGACCATGATAAAAAATCAAGACTTTCATGCTATGGGCAAACAGCATTTGGAGAAAATAATTGAAACCCATTGAAGAACAAGGCTATCTAATAGTAGCGACCAATACTCAAAACACAGACTACGTGAATTGCAGTGAGACTCTGGCCAAGACCATCAAGTATTGGCACCCGGATGCTAGAATCTGTTTGTTGACCAATGAGAACCTAGAGCCCGATCACTTGTTTGATCATGTGCGTGAATTTCCGTTTGCCATCAACACAGACAATCCCTATGCCAACGACTGGCAGGTGTTTGATGCCACACCATTCCGTGAAACAATCAAATTGGAATCAGACATGTTGATCACCAGTCCCATTGATCACTGGTGGAACCTGTTGCGTCATCGTGATGTTGTGGTAAGCACAGGCTGTAGAGACTGGAAAGATCAACCAGCCCGATCCAGACATTATCGTCAAGTGTTTGATGCCAACCACCTGCCAGATGTTTATAACGCTATTACCTACTGGCGCTTGA